CTACTCTTTTAAATAAAATCATTTTCTTGCCATGTGACTTTATATCGAATTAACTCGACTTTTTTTCCTAACATTCTAAACATAGCACCCCTTCTTATGACAAATCATTTGTAGCATCAAATTTGTTGCCCCAAACACTATTACCAGTACCGCCATCAACTTTTACCGCCTTACCCATACAGTTATTTAAGGATATAAGGTTATATTTGTTGTCATTGCCCTGTAATCGTATCGTGTATTGGTTTTGAGCATAGTCGGTTGTTTGTCCTGTGCCACGAATACAAGTGTTGCCTGTTGTCGTGTTGTTGTTACTAGATGAATCCAGGCAGATGCCGCAGTAGTTGTTGTCGTTGCAAGAGTTGCCTGTTATCGTGTTTTTACTAGATGAATCTAGGCAGATGCCGCTGCTGGTATTGTTGTTGCAAGTGTTGCTTGTTATCGTGTTGTTGTTACTAGATGAATATAGGCGGATGCCGTCGTTGTTGTTGTTGCAAGTATTGCCTATTATTGTGTTGTCGTTACTAGATGAATATAGGTAGATGCCGTCGTAGTTGTTGTTGCAAGTGTTGCCTGTTATCGTGTTATTGCTAGATGAAGCTAGGCGAATGCCGTTATTGTTGTTGTTGGTGCAAATGTTGCTTGTTATCGTGTTGTTGTTACTAGATGAATCTAGGCGGATGCCGTTATTGTTGTTGTTGGTGCAAGTGTTGCCTGTTATCGTGTTGTTGTTACTAGATAAAGATAGGTAGATGCCGTTGTTGTTGTTATTGTAAGTGTTGCCTGTTATCGTGTTGTTGTTACTAGATAAATATAGGCAAATGCCGCAGCTGTTGTTGTTGTTGCAAGTGTTACCTGTTATCGTATTGTTGTTACTAGATGAATATAAACGGATGCCGTGAATGTAGTTGTTGTAGCAAGTGTTGCATGTTATCGTGTTATTGCTAGATGAATATAGGTAGATGCCGTCGCTGCTGTTGTTGTAGCAAGTGTTGCCTGTTATCGTGTTATTGTTACTAGATGAAACTAGGTAAATGCCGCAGTTATATTCTGAAGTATGTTCTGTCTTATTCCCGTCAATTTGCAGATTTTCAACCCGACAACCCTTAGCTGAGATAAGGGTGATAACACCCTCGGGAGAAGAACTATCCCACATCCTCTTTAGCACAGTGGCATTACCGTTACCTCTTATACTTACATTATCCTTTGGAATATTTATGCTTGCCGTAATGTTATAGGTTCCATCAAGGATAACGATTTCACCGCCACTAGCAAGTAAAGCGTCTATTGCATTATTTATTTCTTCTTGGTCATTTGTTCCATCGCAAAGATAATCACAGTCTTTTGCTGTCCATCCTGCCTCAGATGTTCCTATGACGAAACGAGCTGTTTTTGCGTGCAAATGTTCATTAATTGCATCATCATGTGCTTTGAGCGCTTGATCTATGATGTCAGCATTTTCGTTAAAATCATCTACATTGTAAAAATCATCTTGTCCTGGCTTCTTTAAATTGTAATTCGGCGTATATTCAGCCATCAGCTAATCACCTCATTTCTTAACTGGTAATGTGTATACCTGCTTAACTGCCTATGCGTAAAATTCGCTAGAGTAAGGTGTTGGTTATATCTCAACTCAACTGTAATAATAATGTTTGCCGGCACCATCTGCCGGGTAAATCTGACCACTTCATCAAACATACGTGTCTTTGTCAGTTCGATTTTGATGTTCAAACTGTATTCCCCGGCATTTAGTTCCATTACATATCCGTCCGGTCCGCAGAGGCTGTCAAGGCGCTCCTGCAGCACCCTGTAAGTATAAGGCAGTTTATCGTTCCATAAGCCCTGCACACGAAACCGTCTTGTTTCCAGGGTATCATCAGCAAAGGGAGAAATCTTCAGTATCTTTTCTCGTCTTGCTATTCCCTTCTCTGTAGCCGTTTGAATAAACTGGTCATCTACAATGTTTTGTATTTCCTGCTTGAGGCGCTCAAAAAAGGTCTCTTCAATCTCCGCTATCTTCTGAAATTCTTTTAGCTCTTGCATTATCGGTGGCCAAAGGTCTTTTATCGTCATGCTGACGTCACCTCGCCCAGTACCGGGATTTCGTAAGGACCTAACTCTATATTTTGCTGCTGACCATTCAGTTTAGTGTTTTGCACGTCTACAATCCCGGCAATATTCAGTATTCGTATCTCTATCTGACTAATCCGAATTATCAAAGAATTAGATTCAGCCCACTCGCTTCGCAATTCCTTAAAATAGTCATTTATAGCCGCCTCTACTGTCAGCTTCACCTCATCCCAAGTATAGCCTGTTTGCAAGGTGATTTGCGGTTTGACATTTATAGTTACCTCGTTAACGCCAACAACAGTGACAACATGGCCAATAGGAGCTATTCCATACCCTTGGCCTTGGTTTTGCACTGGGTCAACGGCAGTTTGCACTTCATCAATGAGTATAGGCGAAGGCTTATTAAATTCGCTATCTATGATTACCAATTTTACGGTTCCCCCGCCGTTCCATACCGGCTCCACTTTTACCCCACCAACGCCTGGAAGCGCACTCACTTTCTGTTTATAGTCGGCAATGTTCCCGCCATAAGCTTGGCTGACAAGGCTCTCAAAATACCGCTGTCTTAGACTTTCGTCTGTTTCTTCGTCCTCCCCAGGTATAAGAACTTCTGTTAGTTCGGCAGTAATACCTGAAATATTGTCAATGTTGTATAGAGGGCCGGAATATACGTTTCCAATAGTGCCGGGCTGTTCACATTCCGCCTTATACTCCATATCGGATATTTTTTCAGTTACGACATAAGTTGTATCTTCAAAGCCCCATCTTGTGCTAATATTTATAGGACCAGAAGTTACAATCTTTCGCATTGCTTTTGTGGCAGGACGCCTTGTTATCCCTAATTCGGCAGTTCTTCGAGAAAGAAATTCCCCCACAGCTGTATCGGCGAAAAATAGGTCAACATAATTTCGCAGCAAGAAATATGCTTCGGCCAATTTATAAGCTGCAGGAGCTAACGCATCATAAATAATAGAGCCCTCTCGTTTATCAACGTTAGAGGTCACCCTGCTCAACATATCGTTCAGTATATTTTCAAACGTCATGTCTTCCCACATCAAATACTCACCTCCCGGGAGATGGTTAAATTTCCAAAGATGCTGTGAACGTCAAAGGTGCATTTTAACTGGTCCCCGTTGAATTCAAACTTGAAATTATCAACTTCCGTAATTCTATCATCCCTAAGGAGACACTCCCTAATCCTTCTTTTAAGCTCTATCTGAACATATACAGGGTCTTTGCCCAGAAGGTTCTCCAACTCGATCCCATAATTAAAGCTATATATTGGATATTCATACCTTTCAGTATTCAGCACCTTATATATAGCTTGCTTTAGGGCTTCCAGCCCGTCTGTATAGCCTTGTATTTTGTTCCCTGTTATTTTATAGGTCCGACTTGTTTCTATGCTTTCTTCGAGACTTAATTCAATGTTTATAGATGATTTTGGTATCATTCGGAGATCACCTCCAGGATGTAAAACTGCTGCCCGCCATGATTACGAAGCAACCTGACCTTTTGTCCAGTTGTAAGAGATGATTTCTGATTGCCAGTAACCAATTCCATGGGTATGGTCAATTTATCGCTTACTTTAATGCCATCATTCACTACTGTTCCAAGCATGAAAGTACAAAGCTTCTCATTGTTCAGATAGTTTTTAACGATTTCCTTTATTTCATTTATCATAGCATCACCTCTAAACTCATGGTGTGCACGGGTATAAACTCATGAGTTACTGATTTCACAATTAATCTCTTATTTAAACTAATATCTTCTATCTGACCGTAAAAGCTACTCCCAGCTCTGACTCGCACATCACCAAGGCATTTTAGCTCTAATGTTTCAACTTCCCTGTTATAGAGCTGCAGAAGTGCATCAGCTTTGGCTTTTGCCTGTGCTGGGTTATAATTTTTGTCCAGTACTTCAAAATATTGAAGCAAACCATATTTGGCTATGGAGTCGCTGTCCTTAGTTATATAGACATCGCGTTTGCCGGTATCTTCATTGTCGGATACTATCTTTATTTGGTTGTAAAAATCATCATCAATTGATTTTTCATACTCGTAATCATAAGCGAAACTTTCATCACCAAGAACAAGATCAAGCTGTAAGTCTTGCAAATCTCTGACCGCTATACTGCCGAACTCATCACGCAGGCAGTACCACCTGCCGGTATTGGTCAAAGTATCGTCTATGGCTGAATAGATGATGTCCAGCCATGTTTTGTCATCCTGAACGCTTACCGGTAGTTTGTAGCCAGTGCTGGCGAGACTCCCAGCCCTCAATCCGAAATAGTTACACATCTTCCGCACAAGGCTGTCTATGGTATCATTCTTTACAACGATAGTATCTTTGGCCTTGCAATAGCGGAGTTGATCATAAGCAGTGACCGTGATTTCTTTGGCCTTGTTCTGCCCGTGCTTAAACACATAGCCGTAAAAAATATTTGCACCATTGAACTTGAAGCGCACTACACTTCCGTTTTGAATATTCAAATCATCATCAATATAAGAGAATTCGAGCTTGCTGCATCCGTCGTTCAGCTTATCTGTGTATGATACGGACTTTACAAGCTCGCTTATCTCGTATATCTTACCGTTTACCTCAACTAGAAACTCCATACTCATGGTATCACCAACTGTTGACCAGGATAAATAAGATTGGGATTTTTAATTTTATCTCTATTAGCATTGAATATCTTGGTATATTGTGCTCCGTTCCCATAGTATTTCTTTGCTATAGCCCAGAGAGTATCGCCTGGCTGCACAACATGGATTCCATTGCTCTTGGGATTTACTGCTGGAGCCGGTTCTTCCTTTTTTGCCGCTGCTATTACTGTTCCAGCAGGTGTTGGTGTTGTCACTACAACAGCTTTTTTACCAAACTCCCGGTATTCCAATAGCTGAAAGCTGACGTATTTATCTCCTTCTTCACCAGCTTTTTCGGTAATAGTGAGTTCCTCAATCAGCACAAGGGTGTTAATGTCATCACCAAGGCCATTGCTGGCGATAAATCGCACTGGGGCTTTCTCGTTTCTCCACTGCTCAAAAAGCCTCAAGTAAAAATCAGGACCCCGGAAGTCCCCGGAAGTTTCCACGTAGTGCAGGGACCTGTGTGGGAATTCAGCTTCAAAGCTGTACTCTTTAAGTTCCATGTGTGTCGGGATTGCTACCTGCCCAAGCTTGAGTATCTCATATTTTTCAATGGCCTGGGCGCTGGTCGTCTCAATCTCTTCCGGATTGACAGGGAGCCTATAGGTAGCATTATCTTTGTCAAAAAACACTGCATAGCTCATCAGGCATAACTCCCTTCTGCAGCCATGGCGATTTCTTCCTGTAGTATCTTTCTTATCCTCTTAGCCACCTTATCCGCGTCAGCGGTTTCATGAACGTCTCCAAAGCTTATTTGGATATTCGGGGCGAGTGTGGCAGTGGTAAATTTGTTGATGTAATCTCTTTCAGCAATGTCACGCAGGTATTTAAGGTCCTCATCTGACATTTCAACTTCAATTTTCCCGTTATTACCAGTACCCTCAATGGTTCCGGGATCGAACGGCGTGAATTCTGGCAGATCCCACTCTGACGCCTTTTCTGCTTTAGCTTCAGCCTCAGCTTGAGCATTAGCGATTTCAAGCTGTCTTTCAGCGGTAGCTGCTAAAGCATCAGCTTTCATTTGCTCGAGCTTTTGATCTCGTTCAGCCATGCCAGCTTCAATATCCGCTATATACTTTTCCAAATCTTGTTGCCTGGCCTGTTTGGCAGCTTCATTTTCAAGCTGTGCATTTGTGCCGAATGTGACGTGTTCTATGGTATCAATAGACACGCCAGGAATCTTGTTTAAAACTTCAATGAAGCCGTTAATAATATCGATAGCGCCGTTCACAAGGTTCTGGAGCAGCGTAAGGACATTTGCCTTCATATCCCCCATAAAGTTAGCGATGTTGACAGATACCTTTTTGAAGCAAATCTGCAGCTTGTTGAACAGGTCCATTACCCAGTACACACCGGTGAAGAATCCTATTTTAACCCAATCCCAAGCAGTCAGAATTGCATCCATCGCAATCAACCAGGCTATTTTTATACCACCAACCGATTGCACCCATTTGTAGATCATCATTACCACCGTACCGACAGCAAGCGCTATCCAGAACAAAGGATTTGACAAAAGGGTCGTAAAGAAGGCTTTTGCGGCCCCAGTAGCGATCCACGTTGCGACTGTCTGAATTCCCAAGGCTACAGCATATGCGCTGACAGCAGCAGTAAGCCCCCAGAATATAGGCTCAAGGGTTGACCAGTTGTCATATATCCATTGTGCGGCTTTACCGATTGTTTGAATTACCGGCTCAAACGCCTGCAGTAGAGTATTCCCGATAATAGTTGTAACCTGCCCGAATGTCATCGGCATACTCTCAAACTGCTTATTAACCTCATCGGCCGCAGCGAATATAGCATTTTTCACAATCTCAGCAGTAATTTGCCCCTCTGCTGCCAAATCCCTTATTTGACCAATAGGTACTTTCATATAATCCGCAATAGCCTGAATGATATTGGGTGCTGCCTCAAATACTGCGTTCAATTCTTCGCCGCGGAGTACACCAGAACCCAAGGCCTGTACGAGCTGCAGGCTGGCGGATCTCATTTCTTCTTGGCTTGCACCAGCAATAACAAACATCTTGTTGAGAGTTTCAGCGAATGCTATCATTTCCTGATTAGAATTATTAAAAGCGTCCCCAGCCCTCAGCCCTAATTTTGCAACTACGTCAGCCATGCTTGCATAAGATGCTCTGGAACGGTTAGCTGATTCCATTATCATATCCTGCAATTCTGCAGTAGTCTGTAAGCCATCATTAATAAGATTAAGCCTTGCCGTTGTTTGAGTCATTTCATCAGCTAAATCTAATGTTTTCTTTACTGCCGCCATACTTATAAGACCTTTAACAAACCTCTCAATTCCGGAGCTCGCCCTTGATGATGCCTTTTCTGTATTTTTCAGTTGCTGGTTGAACCTGTCTGTTGACTTGCTGGCTTTTTCGATCTTATCAGTTGCGACGTCCGTTTTTTGGGCAATCTTATCAATCGTTTTCGTATATCCATCGGTTAGCTTAAATATTGCTTTGAGGCTTGCCATTATCTCCGCCTCCTTCCCCGGCCAGTTTTGAGCCTGTTAACTTCTTTTTTCTCCTGCTCAATTCTCACTTGGATACTTGCATAAATAAAGGCCTTCTCCCTATCGCTCATTTCTGCTAAGGTAGAAGGCAAAATATGGAGCTTTTGCAGGGCGAAGTGAGCCAGATTAAATTCCGCATCGCCCTGCTTTATGCGTTTTTTGCTTCTTCAATAAGATCGTTTATATCCTCATCCAATCCAGACAACTCAGTAACTGCTTGGGAAAGCTTTGCAAATTCACCGATAGTAAGCATTGCATTAAGAAGCTCCACTTCTCCAAGTACTCCATATGATTTTTGCAATTCAGCGTTTTTCAGATCAGGGTACACCACAGCCGCTGCTACTAAGGCATGCGAATACGCTGTCCTGTCCAGCACTTCTTGACCGGTTTTCTTGTCCTTTTTGGTATACTTCCTTAAGAGCAATTCATTTTCTTTCTCGGAAATAGGCTTGATTATAAATGGTACAGGCTTACCATCCTCCTGGAACCTGTTAGAAACGATTACTTCTTTATTTTCAACCTGAATAGGGTTTAGAAAAGCTTTCAACGAACTCATGCATTTCCCCTCCTAAAATTATCTTATTAAGGGGTAGGCGGATCACCTACCCCTTATCTGTAGTTCTCCGGCAGTTTAAAGCTTTCAAGGATCTCGATGTCGTCAAATGTGAAGTCAGTATCAAATGTTATTGGATCATCCGACTGATCGTCCAGTGTTGCCACCGGAATGGTTGCCAAGATCACATTCGATAGTACAACTTCTTGCTTGCCTATCGTGGATTGCGGATCTTCGTTTTTTACCTGGATTTTCAGGCCCTTGTAATTACCTGTGCGTAGATACTGGATGGCCTGGTTCAGCATTTGACTGTTCATGAAATACATGGTCATGGACCCTGTCCCCGTCGCCCCAACAACCTTATGCTGGGTCATCCGGTGACCGAGCAACCGGCGCTCTTGCACAATCAGGTCTATTTGAGCAGACAGAGTTGATATTTCAAACAGTTCTCTATTTTGTCCGTCAATGGTGATATACGCCTTCCCCTCGTGTGAGGAAATAGTA